TCTGATTTAAAAATAGTATCTGCTTTTGAATCTCGTTTGGATTTTTCAAAATATAGGTATATTTGGAAGTTTTCAAATCCTTCTATACCTGGATATGGCATCGATTTGCAGTGGCAAAACACAAAGCAGTATCATTGGTTTATAAAATGTCCTCACTGTGGTTTTTGGCAGTATATAGTTTTTCCTGATAGCATAGATTTTGTAAACCAGAGGTTCTGTTGTATAAAATGTAAGAAAGAGATAGACGATGAGACAAGAATTAATGGTAATTGGATAGCACGTTATAGGAATAGAGATGTAAATGGATATTGGATTAGTCAGTTGTTTTGTGTATGGCACAGTGCTAAAGATATAATTAAAAAGTATTATGACCAGAATAGGGATGTATTTTATAACTTTACAATTGGTATACCTTATCAAGGTTCTGATGTTTCTATTAGAAAAGAGCATGTTTTACGATGTTTAACTGGAAGGCTTTGGACAGATAAAACTAAAGTTATAGGAATTGACCAGGGAGGTACTTTTTATGCTGCTATTGGAGGATTGGATGGTTTAGATAGGTTGAAAACTCTTGGCAGCTGGGATGAAGTTGATAATTTAATTGGTGTTGAGAATCCAAATATAGTTATTATTGATGGAATGCCTGAAGTTTCAAAGGTAAAAGAGTTGCAAGAAAAGTATGGTTTTGTATTTCCTTGTTATTATAAAGAAGTTCCTGATAACGTTTCTTTTGCTTCATGGGTTATGCGTAAAAAAGACAGAGAAGTTTCTGTAGTGTATGTTGATAGGTTTAAATCTTTAAATGACTTACTCATTTCTATTTATAATGGTGATTTTCCTATATATATGGACGCTAATGACCCAATGCTTGATTTATTTGTGAGACATCTTGAGAGTATGTATAGGTGTGAGTCTACAAACAAGGTAGGTCAAAATTTTTATACCTGGAAGAGTTCAAATCAAGTAGACCATTTTGTACATGCAGTTAATTATATGCTTGTAGGTGTTAAAAGAATAAAAACAATGGTTTCTATAAATCAAGAAGAAGATGATGAAGAAAAGAGACCTTATGAAGAGTTTGAAACTCCAGAAGAGAGGCTTGAAAGGTATGATAAGGAGTATTTAAAAGATGATATTCCTGATTATTTATTATATACTCTTGACATTTAGATTTTTATTGTTTATTCTTTCTTTGATGTTAAGAGTAGATTTTAAATGTCCGAAATGTAAAAATGTATATGAAGACATTGTAAGTGTTGATAATATAATGTCTTACTGCCCTATCTGTTCTACAAAATCCGAGAGAGTTTTTTCAGGATATTTAAAACCTATAGTAAAAAAAGGGTATCCTTATTATAATGTTTCTTTAGGAAAAACTGTACATTCTAAAGGTGAAGAAGATAGGGAGTTTGACAAGCTCGGAGCTGTGAAAGTTTGAGAGAAGAAACAAAAATAATTGAAGAAGATAGTAAATTTGCTTCAGCATTGACTGGAATTTCTAATAAGAAGTTGCTTTCTGCTTCTGAAACAATGCCTGAAGACATAATGAATGAAGATGACCTTGAACTTGTTAGGCAGTGTGAAGGTCTTTTTGAATATGCTCGCAGAAATAAACAGCCTGCGATGGAACGTGCTAAGCGTTCTTATCTTTTATATTCTGGTAAACAGTGGAGTGGTATTTCTCCTACATATAAACCTCGTCCTGTTTCTAATAAAATTTATGCAACTATTGAGTATGAAGTTCCTTTAATGACTGAGAATCTTCCTATTATTATAGCACAGCCAAGAAATCCTGAAGATTTTAGTTCTGCTACAGGTGCTACCAAAGCTCTTCAGTGGGTATTTGATGATAATCATATGGCTGAACGACTGCCTGATATATCAAGAAATTTTTTAATAATGGGTGATGATTTTCTTAAAATATATTGGGATTTTTCTGAAGGACGCATAAGGATGGATAGTATTGAACTTGATAACATTTATCCTGAACCTGGAAAATCTTCATGCAAGGAACTTAATTGGTATATTCATGCTGAGCCAAGACCTATATATGAGATAACAAATATGTATCCGAATGGAAAGTATGTACGACCAGAGTCTAACATAACTGTAATTGAAGAAGCAAACGAGGATGCTCCTTCTGGTTTTGAAACAAAAGAATCTTTGATGGCTGAAGGTATGGCTACAGGTAAAAGATTTGGGGAAGATTTATTTTGTGGTAGAGCTGTTGTAAAAGAGTTATGGATTAAAGATAGAACTATGATTACTAAAGAGCATGTTGTTTTAAACGACGACGGTACTATAGTTTATGAAATGGATGAGGATGGTAAGGATTATAAATATGATGATAATGGAGAACCTATTCCTAAGAAATATTATACTAAAGAAGCTAAATATCCTAACGGAAGAATAATTACTTGGGCAAATGGTGTGCTTCTTGTTGATGCCCCGTTCCCTTGTGAGATAGGTGGACGAGCTCCTTTAGTTCAATTTAGAAATACAAAAATAAGAAGAAATTTTTGGAGTTGGGGAGAACCATATCAACTTGAAGATATTCAAAAGCAGTTAAATAAGCGTAAAGCTCAAGTTGATTTTCTTGCAGATTTAACAGGTAACGCTGTTTGGATTGTAGATGCTGATAGTGGTGTTAAAAGACATAATCTTACTAATCAACCTGGTCTTGTTATATATAAAAGACCTGGCTCTGAAGTAAGAAGGGAGTCTCCTCCACCTGCTCCTGAGTATTTATTTAGGTCTATTAATGACTTAAAAGAGGAGGCTGATTCTATATCTGGTATAGCTGGAATAATGTATGGTGAAAAACCTGGCTCTGTTTCTGCAGCTAACGCTATTGATGCTTTAATTGAAAGAGCTCTTGTGCGTGTAAAATTAAAAGTAAAATATATGGAAGATACTCTTATTGAAGCTGGAGCTATTGTAATGAAACTTATTCGTCAATTCTGGGAAGAGCCAAGACAGTTTGTTATAACAGGTAAGACATTATTTGATAATCCTGAAGTTGTTGAGTTTAGTGGACTTCAGTTAAAGACTGACCCAGATATAAAAATAGTTGCAGGTTCTTCAATGCCTACTTCAAAAACTACGAAATTTGAGCAAGCAGTTATAATGCTTAGATTAAATGTTATTGACAGAGAGGAATTCTTAAAGTATATTGAGTATCCAAATGCTGAAGCTATTGTTCAAAGAATGAATGAAAAAGAACAGCAACAGCAAGAAATGATGATACAGCAGCAGCAACAGCAAGTACAGGCTGCACTAATGAAAGAACAGTTGAAAAATGAAAGTAAACTGCAATCTGAGAATTTAAAACAAAGAGGTGCTTTGACATCCGAAGTTTTAAGACAAAGAGGAAAGTTATTTAATGATATTGTTTCAGGGGCAAGTTTCCCTGATTTTAATAATATGAGTAATAACAATATAGAGCCAAGCGGAGTGGGAGCTTTTCAAGCCAACCCTAATGCAGCTCAAGGAGGTAATAATGGGAACTATTAAAATTAACGATGAAGAATTAGATGAGGCTTTAGCATCTGAGTTAATAAGTAAGGGTAAAGATTATACTAAGAAAACTATGGAACTTAGTGAAATGCGAAGACAGCTTGAAGCTGCTTCTTCTGAGGTTGCACAGTTAAAAATTCTAAAAGATTATGCGGATGCAAATCCTGACTTTAACAAAAAAATGTTTATGCTTCTTGAAAAACAGAAAAAATTGGATGCAGCAAGGGCTGCAGGTATATCTCTTGATGATGAAGAAGAAGATGAAGACATTGATGATAGTGATGAAGATGCTATAGTTTATTCACCTAATCAGAAGAAATCCAAAAAGGAAAAAGTTGTTACTGTTAAACAAATGCAGAGTATTATAGCAAATTTGACGTCTCAACTTGAAAATAAGCACAACTTAGAGAAACAGAACGAGTATATAAATTCAAGAATAGAAAAAGATTTTGATACACTCAAATCTTTAAACTATTCTAAGGAAGAGCTTGTTAAAATTGGAGAAATGGCTAAAAAAGAAAATAAATTCCCATTAGAAATGGCAGAAATTATGGCTTTTAGACGTGATATTCCTGACCGTTTTCACCAAGAAAACAAACAGGAAAAAGCTGTTACTATTATGAAGCCTGAGTCTTCTGCTGTTCTTGGTTTTGACAATATTGAAGAAGAGTTGTCAAAACATCGTGGTGACCCACGCAGCCTCTTGGAGGCTAACAGAGATAAACTTTTTAAATAAATTTTTTTAGGAG